CAGGCAAGGGAAAAATGTTATGCGTTGAGATTACCTAGCATAACATTTTTCCCTTGCCTGAGTCAAACGATACCCCGCCCCCGGCTTCATATTATTTTTGGAGACCCTTTGCTGATTTATTTTTTCTAGCTTTATTGGCTGGCTCTTTACTGGCTCTCGCGGGCCTTTCGCATGACTCTCGCGGGCCTTTAGTGCGGGCTTGTGGGTTCGCATCCCAAATAATTATTGACAAGCGGGCGGGCCTTCACCTATGGTTCTACTAGTTCGCACCGCTCTCGCGGGCCTTTCGCGGACGAATCCGGGCTCCGGCCCTCAAATGAAGGTAATCAACATTGGCAAGCACAATCTACTCCATCACCATCTACCACAGGCCCGGAATTGGCACGCAAACCCAACTGTACAGCTTAGAGGCTTTGCACACTGCCATCCAACACGCTATCGAACTTAACCGCCCGTTTCTAGTTGGTCACCAATTCGGACGCACACTTTTGGCTGATTCGTTCCGCTAAACCTTCGACCGGGCTCCGGCCCTCAACCTAGAAAGGATAACTCCACTATGCTGCTATTCACTCAAGCCACATCCGACACGGAAGTATTCACATCGAAGTATCGCCCGCGTGCCGTTGCTGATTTTATCGGACTAGACAAGCCAAAAGAGCGGATGTTGGCACTGATCGCCCGCCCGAAAAGTTGCGCATGGCTTTATTGCGGGCCTTCTGGAGTTGGTAAAACCACCATGGCTCTCGCCGTGGCGGACGAACTTAATGCGGAATTGTTTCACGTTCCCTCGCAAAAGTGCACGGTTGAAACGGTTGAGTCGATTAAGAAACGCGTGGCATATCTGCCAATGGCTGGCAAGGATTGGCATCTAGTCCTAGTGGATGAGGCGGATTCCATGAGCGGGCCCGCACAGGATGCCTTTCTTTCGCTCTTGGATGAGACGGCGAGACCGGCCCGCACCATCTTCATTTTCACCTGTAACGAAACAGATACCCTTAAGACTCGCTTCAAATCCCGCTGTTTCCAGTTGGATTTTAGCAGTTGGGGTATCGCGAAAGAAGCAACGGAATTACTCGCCCGCGTCTGGGGTTCGGAGGCTTCGCCCGCTGCGGCTACTCCCAACTTCGCCCGCATCGTAAAAGAAGCGAACAACAACATCCGCACTTCGCTTATGGAATTGGAGCAACTAGTAGCTTAGGCGGGCGTTTTCCCCTGTATTCGCGGGCCTTTTATCGGGCCCGCATTTTTTTGTTGACAGCATCCGGGCCCATCGGAGTATAGTTATTTCTGTAGTTATTTTGTACCGGGCTCCGGCCCGCAACTTCACAAACATGGGAGTACATCAATTGAAAATCGAAATCGAATCCGCCAAACTTGCAACGGGCCAAGAGGTTATCCACGTTGCCTATAACGGCAAGGTTTACCCGTTCGCCCCGCTCACGTCTCTTAGTCTTGGCCGGGTGGTAGAGGAACATTTACTTGGAACGTGCCCGGTTACAACGTACCTCGCCAACTAACAGCGGGCGGGCCTCCGGGCCCGCTCTCAACCTTCGACTGGGCTCCGGCCCTCAACCTTGAAAGGAATTTCACCATGCGATTTAACCGCTCATTCTCTAACGCTCTCACCATCGATCAACTGCGGGCAGTTGTTCCCTCCGCCTTCGCTGTAGAGGCTCATTCGTCCCGCTCCGCCCGATATGCTTACATTCCAACATCAGAAGTGATTGACGGGCTCATTGCTGAGGGTTTTAGCCCGTTTAAAGCTGTCCAGTCCCGCTCTCGCATCGAAGGCAAAAGCGAATTTACAAAGCACATGATTCGCTTCCGCCATGCGTCCGCGTCCGCCGTTCAAGTGGGCGGGAACATACCGGAGGTTGTTCTGGTTAACTCGCATGATGGCACATCGTCTTATAAGTTGTTCGCTGGCATCTTTCGCTTGATTTGCACCAATGGGATGGTTGTCTGTGAGCGCAACATGGGCGAGTTGACCATCCCGCATAAGGGCAACGTTATTAACCAAGTAATCGAAGGGTCTTTTCAAATTATTGATGACTCGCGAAAGGCGCTCGGCACTATCGAAAATTGGTCTGGGCTCCGCCTTACAGCGGGCGAACAAAACGCATTCGCGGAGGCGGCGCACACGCTTCGCTTCGCTGACAGTGACGGCGAAGTTTCAACGGCTATCACTCCAGCGGCTCTCTTAACTCCGCGTCGCAGTGAAGACAGGGCGGGCGCGGGCGAAGCCTCCAATGGCTGGTCGCGTCCCGCTCCTGACTTGTATCGCACGATGAACGTAGTTCAAGAAAACGCCATCAAAGGCGGGCTCTCCGCGTGGCGGGCGGCGGCGGACGGTCGCCCGGCCCGCCGTGAAACTACCCGCGAGGTTCGCGGTATCGATCAGGATGTGCGGCTTAACCGGGCTCTGTGGCAGTTGGCGGAGCGCATGGCGGAGTTGAAAGGCGTCAAGACAGTAGCAGCGTAAAAGCAGGGCGGGCGGGCCTCCGGGCCCGCTCTCAACCTTTAACGGGCTCCGGCCCTCAACCTCGAAAGGATTACTCCATGACTCCTACACAGTCCTACATCATGCAACGGCTCTTACACACTAGCTTGTCAGTGGAGCGGGGCGAATCCGCCACTCTGCTTTTGGCTGGTATCGCTGTTAACCTCTCGCGGGCGAACTCCTGCTCTCTGCTTATCACGATTGGCGATAGCGTTTACAGGGACGCGGGCGCTGCGGCTCTCTTGATTGACTCGCGGCTTAATGAATTGTTCGGATCGGCGGCGGCGGCGCTGCTGCTGCATACTGACTGGTTTATGTTCTCGTATGGCGGCGATAGGGCGTTGGCGCGTCTCGATGGCTTCCAATTCTAAGCGGGCGGGCCTCCGGGCCCGCTCTCAACCTTCTACCGGGCTCCGGCCCTCAACCGTGAAAGGATTCTCCCCCATGGTTCCCAGAACTGATTTCGGTGCGATTGAAAAGATATGGCGGGTGCGCTGCTACCTTAACGGTGTGGCTTGCTGTGATCGCTCTCTAACCCTTGAACAGCTTCGCGGGGTGGATGCGGCGATTGATATTACTTATTCGCTACAAAGGTTGTTCTGGTAGTATAGTTATTGGGCGGGCCTCCGGGCCCGCTCTCAACCGCAACGGGCTCCGGCCCTCAACCTCGAAAGGATCATTCCAATGCAAACCAAGTCAAACGAAACGTGGGAACAGCAACGCGAACGGGAACAGCGCGAAAAAAGGGCGCGGCATCTGGCGACACTGGCGGCGGCGCGAACGGTGGCGGGCATCCTTAACCAAGCATCAATAGCGGATGGCACGTGGGCTAAGTGGGCCCTCGAACCCAACAGCGGCATTGAAGGAGATGAGTGTCGGGCGGTGTTGCGCTGCGGGGGGCGTGGGCATCGCATCGCGATTGATGGCGATAACTATGGGCACTCCGGCAAGTTCTACGTTCATGGCTGGTACGATTTTGGGCCGTCCGAACTCAATCTTGGGATGCCTTACGGTCTCTCCTCGCCTTCCATTTCGGTTTCGCAGTCTCGCGGCGGCGAGGTTCTCGGGAAAGAGATTGTGCGGCGGTTCATGGGCGAGTTTTATGCGGTCGTCGCGAAGTTGGACGAACGGACGCGGGCGGCGGCGGATTTTCGCGGAGCGCGAATGGGCATCCTCGAACGGCTGGCGGATGTGGTAGCGACTACGGGGGAGCGGGTCGCCATCAATCCTGATCGCGGTGATTTGAGTCTCTACGGGAGAGAGGGGGAGCGCACAATCGACGTTCATGGTTCGCGGTCGTCTGTCGATATGAAAATTAACGACGTGAGCGAGGAAACGGCGGCGGCAATTATCCGGCTGGTGCGGGGGCTGCTGTAGTACAGTTATCTGGGCGGGCCTCCGGGCCCGCTCTCAACCGCGACGGGCTCCGGCCCTCAACCTTTGGAAAGGTGGCTCCATGGCAAGCTCAACCTATCGCACTAAGTATCGCGAACTCGGCTATACCCGGCTGGATTCCGTGACGTGGCAAATTGTTTCTCTTGAGGATGGGCGGCAAGTCGGACAACACTATCCCACGCGGGCGGCGCTGCTGGCTGATCTGGAAAACTACGCTTCCATGTACGGCTGTGACGGGGCGGAGCCCTACGGGGCAAAGGTGCTGGCCTCCGAAGTGGCTCCGGTGCTGCGGGCGCTGCTGCTCGGCATCCTGCCATTCACTAACGGGGATACAACTGATCGTCCGTGGCTCTCGGATGCGCTTGAACTCATGCAAAGGCTTGAACGGATAGCGTAGTTTATCGGGGCGGGCCTCCGGGCCCGCTCTCAACCGCAACGGGCTCCGGCCCTCAACCGCGAAAGGGACAACATGAAACGATCTGAATTTATCGAACTCTGGGCGGATGTGATTGCGGAGGGTCGCAAAAAACATCATCCTGCCATCCGGCCTTCTGAGGCTGCTGTATCCCGCATGAGTGACGAGAAAAAAGGGGCCAAAATGTGGGCGAAGCATCGCGCTGCCTTTGCTCTTTGCAGTGTCGCAGAGATGCGGGCAATTCTCACGTCTAAGGCGGGTGAGTGATGGCGCTGTGCTTGTGTGGTTCCGGGCTGGTCTCCTTCTGGGAATACGACGACGCGGGGGCTCCGGTGGCCCGCTGCTGTCCGCAGTGCCGGGATGGGAAGCTCCGCGAAGTGCGGGAGCGGCGTTTCGAGGAGCAGATGCGGACGATGGATTACCGTTTTGCGATGGACATCTTACGCGATGCGGAAGTGCACGGGGCGGCGATTGTCAGATTTGGGGATGGCTTTCATATCTTCAGCCGTACCGAACTACTGGCCTCCGGGCAAACCATCAGCGATGCGATGCGGGCGGGCGGGTACATTCCTCCGCCTCCGCGTCGGCTTCCGTTGTTCATGGCGAAGGGCTGCAACGTGATCCGGGGGGATGAACGTATCTGCCAGTGTCGCTCCGCGAACATGGCAAAGCGGGTTGCCAATGCGCTTAACGATTACGCTCCGGGTGATCGGCGTTATTGACTCGCCAACCATCCGCTAAACGGGTGCAAAAAAGCCTTGGGGCGTGGCCTCAAGGCTTTGCTGCGTCTGGGGGGGTGGTTAGGGTCATCGGGTCGGCGGCGGCGCGTCCTCGGGCCTCCGGTGGGAGCAGTCGATAGGCTTGGGTGATCTGGTATTCAAGGAAGGCTACCCCCTCGGGGCCGTCGTGGGCCTCGGCCTGTTGGCGCAGGATCGGGATTCCGCTCTCCATGCTCTCCATCGCCTGTCTGCGGGTGGCGTGTCGGCCTCGGCAATACCACTCCCATTTAAACGGTCGGCCAAGCTGAATCAAAACTCCATCGGCGGCTCCAGGTTGATTCTTGACGGTGAGGAGCAGGTGGCGGCGGGTGTACCAAAGCAGGGTGACTCCGGGGTTCCGTTCGATCATAATTCCGGGGGCTGGCGTTCTCATGGCTTCCAGCGTTTCATCGGTGCGGCGGGTCATCTGCGGCTTGGTCAAAAACGGACAATTCCTCGCGGCGTAGGTGGCGCACTCGCGATGACTCGGCGGCTCGGAGCTAATGCGGTTGACGGCGCACATGGGGCCGATGACGAATACTTCCTCTCCAAAAAGCGGGGTGCCGCAAGTCCAGCAAAGGCGATCGGTCACGGCGCGGTAGAACTTGCGTCTATCCATGGCGCGAAACTCCGGCTCTCCGTTAACCCACTGTACAAACCATGGGACGGGGTATCCGCGTGCATCTATCGGGAGTTTTTGCATGAACCGGGGCGGCTCGGCAATATCAGGTCTTAGGGCATGGGCATGGGGGCAAGTTTCGATCATGCTTTGAGTCTCCGGGTGGTGGAATGAGGTTACTACAGGGGTGATTCGGATCAACAATTATGTAGTAGACGGTGGGGTGTCGGCCAAGCTGGAGGATGATGGCGTGTCGGCATCCGGTGAGGGCGAGCAGTAGACAAGCGAGTAGTAACCGCGAAATCTGAGGAGCCTGCATGGTCTTCACCTCTTTGTGGGAGGGAGCCATCGTTCGGCTCCTCAACGCTTTATCCTTTTGCGAAACCCCAAGGCAGGTCATGTTCTTTTTGTTGTTGTTTTACGCTGTCCAGCAATCCACGTGGATATTAAGCGTCTCTCCGGGCTGCAATGCGTTCCGGCTGGTGATCGCAAGGGCGTTATAAGTGGCCGTTGCTGCCCAAGCTAGGGAATGCACGGTTGCTTCTCCGTTGGGGACGACTCCACAACTTAGATACTTCAATTTCGCGTTTTTGAATAAGACCGTGGCTAGGTCGGTGGTGGCGGTGGTGGTGGTGAGGGTAAACGAAACGTGTCCGTTAACGACTCGCGGATCGGTGATAGTAACGTTGGTCGCTGGCGTGATCTGTACGCCTCCAACAACTATCGGTTGGCCTCCGCCTCCGCTGCTGCCTCCGGTGACGGTGACGGTGGCGGTGCCGCTAATGGCGGCAATCATGGCGGTGATGGTGTCACTCCCGGCGCTGGTGCCTGTCACAACACCCGATGAGTTGATGGTGGAGTGCACGTTGGTATCGGTCCATGTGGGGGTGGCGCATACTCCGCTTGACGAGTCGGAATAGTGCGCGGTGCAAGTCATCGGCAGGGCGGCGGTGACGGCCACGGTGCCGGGGTTGGGGGTGACGACCATGGAAGCCAGCGTGGGCGGCGGCGCGGCGGTGACGTTAACCGTGGCGGTGCCGCTGGTGGTGCCTACGGTCGCGGTAATGGTGTCGCTTCCGGCGCTGGTGCCGGTGACTACACCCGATGAGTTGATGGTGGAGTGCGCGTGGGTATCGGTCCATGTGGGGGTGGCGCATGTTCCCGTTGACGTGTCGGAATAGTGCGCGGTACAGGTCATGGGCAGGGTGGCCGATACCATGACGCTTCCGGGGTTGGGGGAAACGGTAACAGAGGTCAGCGTGGGCGGCGGCGCGGCTCCGCTCAACTCAACCGCGCCCATGGCTGGCGGGTTGGGTCGGGCGGTGCCGTAATAGTCGTCGGTCATGGCTTTGCCGGTTGCGGCTTTGCCAGTGATCCGGTTCCACAAAGAGCGCTGTCTGGTGAGGATGGCGATACCTGCGCCAAGTAGGGGGCTGGTGGTTTTGGGGTAGAGGCTGTTGCCGGTGGCGAACGCGTTGTACACGTCCAACGCGGTCTCGGTTCCCGGCCACGGCTGAACGGGTTGCGAAACTAGTTGCGGGTCGTTGCAAGTGATGTGATTGGTCCCGCACGCGTCGGGGGCGTAGTTGCGTACACCGTAGTAATTGTTATAGCTCGACGAGAGCGGGATTGATCCTCCGGCTCCGGGGTCGAAAAACCACATGCCCGGTTGACTGCCAACTATCGGGTCGGTGTAGCCAAGAAAATGATTGTTCTTCCAGTCCATGACGGCGGAGCCACAGTTGGTCTCTTCGTGCACGCCTCCGGCATCGACGTAGCCACAGTTGATGTCCATGATGGTGGGGTTGGCGGCGATGATCGTGTTGCCGTAGAAGCTGTTGATGGAGCCAGCGCGGATCAGGAAGGCCATGCCATCGCCTCCGGCGCGTCCGTAGTTGGTGAGGTAGGAGCCTCCTAATCCGGTGGATTGGTTAAAGTTCTGCGCGGCTCCAGGCAGAATTTCGGTCATGCGGTACGGGTTCATTATCAGAATGTTGTTCTGAAAAACAATGGTCCCGCTGGTGGTCTCGCCAAACTTCATCTGTGCGCCCATGTTCCCGGCGCTGTAGCTGTTCGTGATGGTCAAGAGGTTGACTTGAGTGTGGGGGCCGATAAACGCGTCCTTGGTGTTGTAGAGCATGACGCAATGATCGCAGACGAAGGAATCAATCTCGGTATTTTGTCCGCTCCATGCGTCTCCGAATCCTCCGCTGTTGGAGTCCCAACAAGCCAGCGCGGGGAACATGGGATTGGGGATGGGGTACTGCTGTTTACATCCGTTGCCGTTCATGGTGACGTAGCTTGCGTTCACCGAACTACCCGCTCCGTTCGCGGTGCTGACTCCATCATCAAACTGCCATCCGCTTTGCATATTAAAACTGACGTTGACGCGGGTCATGGTGATCGGGCCTCCGATGGGACCGAAAAGACCGTTTGACTCAAACCCGTCTATGTACACGTCTTGAAACGTGACGTTCGACGTGGCGTTGTTGGTCAAAATTCCGTTGTCGCCGTAGTCGTCCAGGGGGGGGCTGGTGCTGCATCCTCTTGGATAGGGCGGTGCGCCGTGGTGACTACAGGCTCCGTTGTGGGTGGTCAATTCAAACCCTTCAAAATCGACGTAGCTGGTACTGGCGAAATTGAGCGCGAACTGCAAGCTAAACCCGCTGAAAAGTTGGGTGAGGTTGCCTCGGTTGGTGACGTTGCCGGAGTTGCAGGTTCCGGCTCCGACGCATCCGCCATATATTTTGGTGTGGGCGCTGGCGGTGCCGGAAGGGATGGGCGGGTTGTAACAGGTGTAGGAGCCAACACTGTTACACCAGTTGTTCGACGCGCCTCCGCCTGAATTGATGTCCCATCCCAGACGGCACGCGGGGTTCGATGGGTTCTGTTGCGTCGGTAGCGCGTGGCAACCTCTCACGATCACGGTATCTCCGCCTGTGATGATCCACGAACCTGCGCCGATAAGTCCGCTGTCGTCGTCCCACAGATAACGGAAGTCGTTAAAGGCGCAGTGCTGATTCACTCCGCTGCCGGGGTAGGCAACGTCGGCTTGTCCGTCACACTGGCCGCTGGTCATCAGGGAGGAATGGCGCGTCCCACCATCGGCGCGAACATACCATGTGACCGGAGTCCTCGGCGTCGAGAACAAGGAAACTTTAACCACAACTGCCGCCACGATGAGAACGATGAGGCCGATAAGAAGCTGTTGCTTTTTGCTGAGGCTCGACCACATAAACCGCCTCCCCTTGGAACATCGTTTTGGGTGGGGGGCGATTAGGGCCGTTTGGGTGGCGAGTCGGTCTCAGGCTCGCTTAAGTTTCATTTCCAGTTGCGGCGGCGGGATGTAGCCTTTGCCTTGGCACTTCGGACAAAAGCTGTTGGTTGCTGGCCTCCAACCGCTTCCCTCGCAATCGAGACAAGCGGTTAGTTTTCCGGTGCCGTGGCACTTGGGGCAACGTTGGATGGGCTTGCGTTTGTCGGTGTGACGGCTGCAACTGCACACCCCGATACCATCGGGCTTGAGCGCGGCGGCGGCTATGTCGGTGGTGTCCATCATCGAAACCCTACAATCCAGCGGCGTACTTCAACCGGGTTATCAATCCATCCGGGGAGCATCATAAACCCCACTCCCATTGTTAGGCCGGGGTGTTCGGTACAGTCCGGATGCTTGGGTACATCGATCAACATTGACGTAAAGGCTTCGCGTGAGTCTCCACGGTCTAGGTTAAAGAGTGCGCGTTTTTTGCACTCTTCAATATGTTCGTCTCGGGTCATCATCTTACAGACTCTCCACTGTCCGGGTCTACCGGCAAGGGAGAGTTGCGCTACCTCTCCCTCGCCGGGGCCGCTCATTTTGCCTTCCCGCATATTCGCTCGTGAAAAGCCATCCATCGCCAGCGGTTCCACTGCGGGATGAAGTAGGGCGGCTTCTCTCCGCAATCTTCACACACAATCGGATATCCCAAGCGCCTACCGTAGCGTCTCGGCTGCAATGACGTCTCGAAGTTGGGCGGCAAAAGTGCGCGGAGGTAGGTCATATTCAAACGCTGTGCGCGAGCATAGTTCTTGGTATCGGACATAGGCAACGGCGAGGGCCGCTTCGGTGGTGAAACGACGAGATGTAATTTGGTGGGCTTGGCCGTTGATGGTGGTGTGGTGGGCTTGTCCGTTGGTTTCATGGCGGGTAGTCGCAAGTGATGTACTCCTTTTGTTGTACTTCCGTTTCGCTTTGGCTTGGTCGGCGGGGATAGCGGCGGCGGCGAGTTCTCGTTTGTTTCGTGACTTCACGGCGTTGAGCGATTTACCCGCGATGCCATGCGCGGCGCGGAGATGAATGCCAAGATGCGCTCTGTCTTTATATTCCTTGTCGCAATTGGGTTGGGTACACTTAAATTTTGCCGGGGGTGTCGTCATAGTCTCCTTTTGGTTGCGGGGGATGTTCGATGCCGAATAGCTCTCTCACGTCGGCGGCTTTTTTGTGCGAGAGATACCGGGTTACTTCCTGAATGTTTGCTAACAGCTTCTCTTTGGCCTCCTCTTGGGTGATCTGGTAAAACTCCGCCATCACTTGGGCCTCTTGCTCAACTAGCGCGGCGGCTTGTTCTCTCGTGGTAATTTCGTTGTCCACGATGAGGTTAAGAAAAGTCATCATGCTTCGCATGGCCATTAAGATTCTGCTCTCCGGTCTAGTGGGGGTAGCTCTACTCTGTCTTGGTCGCGCCCTTGGGTGGCCTCCAGTAGCGCGGCTTGCGTTGCTCGCTGCCTTTCTTCTCGGATTGCTTCACGGTGAACTGCGGCGGCGGCTATGAGGGCTTGAGCGGTGGCGAGTCGTCCCGGCATGGTCATGGTCTCCTTCGGAAGTCTTCGGCTTTGGGACACGTTGCCCAATGGCTAACGGCGGGGCTGTCGTCTACCGCCATCGGCTCCATGGGGATGGCTCCGCCTTTGGGGGTACTCCACCATTCGATAGGCTGGCGGCAACCTTTACAGGCGGTGTAGCTCTGCCGCTGGTATCCGGCCTCCTGCATGGCTCGGCATGTTTCGGGGAACGGCATCACTGCTCCTCTCAGGACACAGGGCGGAGGGAGTGTTGGACCAACAACCTTTCCTCCGCCTCTGTTCTCCCCGCGACGCTCATGGGGGGTAACTACGCCGTCGCGGGAATCTGCTTGGTCTTGCGCTTCGCCTTGGTCGGCTTCGGCTCCGGCTCCGGGTTGACGCGTGCCACTTCTCCGTCCTCGATGTAAATTCCAACCTTGCCGGAAGTATCTACTACCTCCATGAACACTTGAAAGTCGTGTTCCAGTGCCATCTCTGCAATCACGTTCATGGACTTCGCATCCAACAGGCTCCCGTCCTTGATGAGCATCACGCGAAGCTCGGGGTTGCTGGCCATGCCAATAGCTACACTGGCTCTGATCTGCGCGGCGTTCGATGCCTGATTGAAAGAGAACCCTTCGTAAATAACTTCGTTGTCACCGAATGCTAGGCCGGGGATGGGAAACTCCGCTTCGCTGATGGCCTTGGCGCGGATGGCTTCGCGTTCGGTCATGGCGGCGGTCAGCTTCTCTACCTCTTCATCAAGCGCGGTGATGTCCTTGTCGAAGAGTTCGCGCTGCTGGCGTCGGGCGATTCCCTGATTGATGGTTCGGGCCTCGGTGATCTGCGCGGCTAGCTGCTCGGCATCCTTGAGCGCTGGCAACGGCTCCCATGCGGCCATCTCTTCGTCGGCCTTTTGCAGCTTTATATTAAGTGCCTTGATTCGCGCCTGTAGCTCTTGAACCTTGGCTAAGTTGTCGTTGATGTCGCGCTGGAGTACGTCGCGGTGGCCTCTGTCTTCGTCCCTCTGGCGCTGCTGGCGGTTGATGCCTTCGTTGTAGGTGCTGGCCTCGCGTAGTTCCTCGACCAGCGCGGCCTCGTTCACCTTCTCTTTGGGTAGGCCATCGGGAACAGCAAAGGCATCGCGGCGGATTTGCAGCGAATCGCGTTCCTTCTTGGCTTCGCGGCGGCGGAGGTAGTCGGCGTCGATTTCCTTGTTGAGCGCGTTTACATCCACGTCCAACTTAACCAGTGAGCGCAAAACCTCTGACTGCTTCTCTGGTTTCATCCGCATAAACTCTAGCGGGTCGAACGATACCTTGCCCATGAAGCCATCCAGCAAAGCCTGTGGTGTAGGGTAGCGGGTGTGGTTGGAGTTCGATGTGATAGCAAGGGTTCCGTTGCGGTTGCCGTTTTCATAGAATCGGCGGGTCACGGTGATTTCGCCAAGGTCTACCTCAATCTTGCCCTTCCCTGCCCCTCTGCGTACTGGCTCGGCTGGCACTTTGGCGGTTCCGGTTAAGCACCATAGGATGCTGTCGAGCGCGGAGGTCTTGCCTTCGTCATTGCCTCCAGAGATGCGGTTGATGTACTTGCCGGGGGTGATGTCGAGCGCCTTAATGCGCTTTATGTTTTCAGTGGTCAGCCGGATAATTCGCATGGTTTAGTTTGTCTCCACTTCGAGTAGGTTGATGCGGTTAAGGATGGTGTCGAGTTTTGTGTCTACGATTTTGACGTGTTGCTTGATGAGGTCCAGGTTGGTTTGCAGCGCTTCATATTGCGATTGTGCGGCCTGATACCGGGCATCCGATACCTTGCTTTCGCCGTCGATCTTCTCTTTGATCGCGGCGAGGTCGGGGGCGATGAAGTCTTGTAGCTGTTCGCAAATCTCGTCTAGTGTTTTCATTTGGGTTTTGTTCTCTCTTCCACTGCGGCGATGCGTCCCTCGTGATTGATAAGCAGATCGATTAGGTATTGGATTTGGCGGCGCACGTCTGCAATATCCTGCCGCAACATTGCGAAGTCGTGTTTGTTAACCAAGATGCCGATGAGGGCAACGATGCTAGGCACAGAAACGGCGAGTAAAAGCTGTCCGAAAGTAATCAACGAACCCCCGCTTTCTTTTGCGGTTTGGTCTTGGTGCCGTTGTGGTGGTGGAGGGTTGCGGCATCGTAGCGCTCTAGTAGGATTTCGATTGCCTCATTCAGTAGCGAGTTTCGGGACCGGCGCATCCGTTGGGCGTGTTCGTCCACCCGCTTGATATTCGCGACCGCTGTGTGTACGGCATACGTTTTATTCATTGCTCAAAACTACTCGCCACTATTGGCCTCTGTCAAGAAGTCTCTCAAAAATGCGCCGCAAACCCACCTTTAAAAAGAAGGGGAAATAAAAAAATGCCCTGCCTACGCGGGGCGTGGCAGGGCAAGCAAGCGTCTTGGTTTTACAAAATTACCGGCTCTGGTGATGCTATCTGCTTTCTCACGCTTGAGCAATGCTTTGCGGGTCGGGCGATTGGTTGGCGGTTTCATTGCCTACCAGTTGCCCGGTCTGTTCCGAAAAATAGTAACCGGGGTGCGCGGCCTCGATCTGCTCAATGTACTTGGTTCGCGCTGTGAGGTTGGCTTGGATCGCCTGTTGCAGTCCTGCATGTTTGAGCGCGAAATTTTCCAGCTTCGTGATTTCGAGTTCGGTCAAGGTCGAGTTGCCGTTAATCATGCTGCCTCCTCAAACAATGGATGTGATAAGTCCGTGCGAAACGGTTACGGTCTTGCTGTCGGCGCTGGTGAAGGTGCCGCTGCCTCCGGCCACACCCGCCACACTAAAGGCGGTGCCGTCGATGGCTCCGGTGGCAAGGATGTGAGCGGTTGCGCCAACTCCCGCCACGACGTTAGTGAATGGCAGATTGAAAAACATATCGCCGCTGCCGTTGGTAGCCCAGATCATTTGGGAGCTTCCGCCTCGATAGAGGCCCAACACTCCGAGGAGACCACCGCCAGCGCCTGTACCCCATAGCGCCATCCCATACTCGCCGCCTCCCGATGCTTTCCAATCTACGTAGGCAACCGATGGGCTTGTACTATCCAGCAACATGATATTGCCGCTACCGTTGTCCGATGTGACTTTGGTGCCGCTGGTGGTGCCGCTCGCGGTGATGTTTCCCGCCGTGGCGTGGATGCCGCCCGGAATGGCGACGCTTAAGCCATTGGTGTAGTCGAGCTGCATGACCGTGTAGTTCGGATTGCCGTATGAGGCGCTCCGCCATATAAATTTGGCGTCAAATAGGGTATCGAAGTACATGATGTCGCCGAAAGGATGGGCCATAACCATGATGCGCGATTTGGTGCCGCTGCTGCTGGTGTCGTTCTGCGTGAACACCAATTCCCGGTAGTCGTTCGCGCCGTCGATGGTCACGGTTGACTGTGTCCCGCCTCCGGTCATAAAAGAGCCTGCACCGCCAACGCCTAGACTGGTGCCCACTGACATGGCTAAGGGTGTTGACACTGACCCGCCGAAGTTCCAGTAGCTGGTCGCGGGGTTAAAACTCAGCAAGCCCCCTCCGGCGTAGTTAATCTCAACCACATTAACCACCGCATTGGGATTGTGGGTGGGGGCGGCGGGGCGGTCCACCAAGATACAGGCTCCTCCCGATTGCGGGGCGGACATCCATAGTCCATAGGTGAAGTAGCCGATTAACTGTATTCCTCCCGGTGCGGCCAAGTGTCCGCCATCGTCATAGAACATGGTGGAGGGCGAGGTGTTGCGGATAAAGACTGCTGCCGCGCTGCCGCTGAATCCCGGCCCTTCCAATTCCATGCGTAACCCATATGATCCGTAGCCTGTGGGCGTCGGGGTCATCTGGTATTTGGTTAGCATGATTCCGCTTCCCCCGAATGCCGGGTAGTGCGGGTTCTCTACCACATCCCCCGCCTCCCATCGCACCCCGTTTTGTTCGAGGGTACAGGTGGTTTGGCTGGTGTTCGCGTCAATCTCCGCGCCGGGGAACAAATGAAACCCTGCGTTCGCTCCGCTTGAGCTTGCGGGTTCGGCTCCGAGTTGCGGGAGTGTCCTTCCTTCTACTTGTCCCTGTGCATTGAAGGCGTAGATAACTTCCGTTCCGGTTTGTGACCCAAGCGCGTAATAACTACTCCGCGTGTAGCTGAAATCCATGCTGATGTACTGGCCTTGGATTCCGCCCTTGAACAGAAAAGCCCTAGGATTGGGGTTGCGTAGTTTCAGCGTCAAGGTCTGCTGATTGCCCGTTCGGCTGATCGGTGCAATGATGATGGCCTGCTCCGGCATCGCGTCCCCGGCAACTGTAACCACATCGCCGATAGCAAACCCGGGGAAGATGCCGTTAATCTTGCAAAGGTTTACCGTGAGGGTCTGACTAACGGGTTGATTGGTGGGGGTGTAGGTTGGGGGGACTGCCCAGTAAGTGGTGCTGCCGTCCGGGTTGTGTATCGCATGGTCCTGTGCCACGCTCCCGATAGCAGTACTGATTGGGATTTGTCCGCTCGGCAATAGCACCCATGCAGCGGAGGGCGGGGTGTTGTTGTGGTTGCCGGGGGCGAGGCTAACGTAGTTATTCCCGCCGAAAGAAACGATATTGCCAGCCGCATAGGTCTTGGTCCCGTCCCACGCTGCCGTCGTCACCACCACGTTGGTAACGGGTAGCTGGTTGAGGTAGGTGGCTACTGCGCCTCCGCCTGTATCCATGGCAGTGTTAACGCTGTTGCCGCTCCAGCTTCCGGCGATCTGGCCTTTGCTGATGTTCAACATAAACGCGCCGTCGCTGGTGTGGCCTGATCCGCTGGTACTGGTAAAGGTCGGGGCGCGGTCGCCGTATCCGGTAGTGGTGTTGACGGTGCCGTGATAATAGGTTTCGTACTCGTTACAGGCAACGGTTATCCCGGCCACTCCTTCGTCTGCCCATGTAGTCACTCCGCCATCCGAATAAGTGTAGTAATACAGTGCTGCCGTATCCCCAGTAGAGAAGCGGTCTATTCTTCCCGTCCGCAACTGTGTGATACCGCGTTGAAATCCATACATTACGTCATTACTCAATTGGTTCACGGTCCATGGGGAACCCATGCTGATGGCGCCACCTCCCACCACGCAAACTGTTGGCTCTTGGACGTAATGCCCTATGGTGTCGGCAAAAATTGAGCTATCTGTTTTCGCCTGTGACGATGTAATCATGGCGGGAACGTATAGCGTTGACATGGTTGCGGTGTCGGTGGAGATACCGGAGGGCGATACCTGTGATCCCGCTGCCGGATAGAAAGAGAGCATCCCACTGGTGCCGGGGTTAACGCCTCCGCCTCCGCTGGTGGTGTTGGCGAAGGTGCGGACGGGTGAGCCTTGACTGGTGATGACGCCTGTCACGTCGAGCGCTGGCGCGATGATAACTTTTGTGACTGCGCCAGCGGTGCGGAGCGCTTGTAGCCAGTAGGTGTCTACCCCGGAATCCAGTTCGGCGGAGCATACGTATCTATCGGTCAATGCGAAGAAGGCCCATAGCCTCTGATCGGCGGGGGCGGCTGCGTTGATAAGGGTAAGTTCGGGAATGGTAGTGGTGGTGCCGGTGCCGATGTACGCATTGGACGCGGTTAAATCCGGTGCCTGAAATCCATATCCTTTTACGGCGCTGCCGGATGTAATCTGGCCGGTCACATTCAGCGGTGGTCCGATAATCACTTTCGTTACGGCTGCGCCGCTGCGGAGGGCTTGGAGCCAGAAGGTATCCGTACCTGCGTCGGCCTCGGCGGAGAAGGCGAAACGGTCTGTCAGCGCGAAGAAGGCCCACAGTCTTTGATTGACGGGTGCGGCGGCGTTGACTAGGGCAAGCTCGGGGATGGTGGTGTTGCTGCCGGTGCCGATGTAGGCGTGGGACGCAACAAAATCCGGGGCTTGGAATCCATAGGCTTTTACCGGGCCTCCAGCGGTAATCACGGATGGGACATTGAGCGTCGATTGGGTTCCGGTGTCGGTGGTGATCTGCGATGGCGAAACCAGTGGGCCATCCACTCCGTAAAACGGTAGCTGTCCATGAATGCCGGGGTTGACGCCTCCGGTGCCTCCGCCTCCGCCTCCGCTATCCGGGGTGTTGGCAAAGGTGCGGACGGGTGAGCCTTGGCTGGTCAGCACGCCTTGTACATCCACGTTCGGCACGATGACAACCTTAGTCACGATGGGGCCGCTGCGGTTGGCCCATAGCCAGTAGTGGTCGATGCCGGTGTCCTCTTCTGAGGAAAAAATAAGCCGGTCGGTGTACGCGAAAAAATCCCACACCTTTTGATCGGTGGGCGCGGTGACGTTGGTCAAGGCCCATCCCGGCCCGTCGTTGCCTACGCCTATCGAAGCATTCGACGCGCTAAAATCCAGTGCCGCCAAGCCGTGGGCGGTTACCTGTCCCCCGAATGTGCCGTGTGCCAATTGCGAAAAATCGGCCGGCGAAAATCTGGCGGTTGCCGTGTTCCACTGCCATACTTGGCTCTTGCTGTCGCGTTCGTCTTCGATGTAGGTCGCATTCGATCCGCGTAGCACGCTGCCTATTGCCTCGCTGCCGGAGTAGCCATGCAGGATCGTGACGTGGCCTACACCCGCGTTGTACTTCTGTACGTAGTCCACGGCGGCTTGTATGCTGTCGAATCCGCCGTCGCCTCCCACGTAGAAGGTCGAATTAACTTGGTTGATTTCGATGGGGCCTAGATTCGTCGCTGTCGCCATGACTGCTCCTCTTTAAGTTCCCGGCATACTGGCGTCCATGTACCCGCCTTCGTTGCCGATAAAGTTATGCACGCTGGTTTGTCCTGGCCTCCGTCCCACGTCGGACGCGTTGCGGCAATTGAACGGCCATGCAAACGTATGGCCTCCCTTGGCGTCCTGATGGAAAACGAAAGTGTAGTTAACTCCCGGTACGACGTTCGTCATTTTTGCAGTGGTGACGTTGTTGTGCATGTGCACGATGAAACAGACGGCCAAGGTGCCGTCAAAGTGCATCGGTGTGGACGAACTAAAGAGTAGGTAGGGTCGAATCATGGGTAGTATGCCCCTGCGCTAATGGCGTACAGTTGCCCGTCTGCATCCGCCACGAAAGTTTGAACGGTTTCCGCGTTGGCGTCGTGGTTAACCATGGTTCCGTTGTGGATGTTTGCAGGCCACGTAAACTCCCATCCTCCGGTGCCGTCCTGCACGATGACGAAGGTGTAGAGATTGCCCGGAACCATGCCCGTCGCTACCGGGTGTAGCACGTTGCTATACAACGTCGTCTTGAAGGCGGTAAAGTTGGTGCCGCTAAAGGTCATGCTGTCGCTGGCTGGCACAATCAAAAGCTGATTGATGATGAGCGGAGGCAACGGCATCATCGGCAACGTGGGGTCGAATGGCTGCGTAGCCTCAAGGTTGTAAACGTTGTCGCCAAGGAACACATAGGCGTTGATCTGGATCACGTCGCCGTTAGAGTTTTTTACCGTGATGGTGTAGTAGGTTCCGCTCGGTTGAATCCTGTCGTTGCCCGGTACTTCCTCTGTGAAACTGCCGTCTGTTCCGGCATCGATGTCGATAGTGGTAGCTCGCGCCACTAGTGCGCCTTCGTTCGCATAGCGGGGAATCTGGTTGCCATATCCGCAGAGCGCAAACACGACGCTGCCAGCCTCCGCCTCGTCATCCAAGATGGTCAGCAATTTGCCGTTGACTATGGCCATAGCTCATACCCCCTCATGCGAAGAAAGATAGCGGCCCTACGGTAGCGATGCGCGGATGTCGGTCGATGTGATCGGTGACGTTGGCGCGGAACCAATTGCGGCTGAGGTTGCTGATGTCGGCGTAGTAGAGCGCGGTCAGTCTTCCCCGGTCGTCGGTCACATTTACGTTGCTGTCGTCGGCGGTGCCAAGATATACGTCGTCAATCATGGCGAGTATCCGCCGAAAGGTGAAGTCTCTGGGGTCTACTGGCTCTGGCTTTTCCCACACTGTTCCGATGTAGTTATCGGCGCTGTCGAGTACGGTCTTCCATTCTCCCCAACCTGCGGCTACACGGTTGGCGATGACTTGCGCCACTGCCATCATGCAGTGGGTGCCGCCGTAGTGGTACGCCTCGCGAACCGCGTAGTCTACCAGTCGGCCCTTGATGTAGTTTTCATAGGTCATGTTGTTGCCTTGGTCTTGCGATACTCGACCAACTGTTGCAGGTACAGGTCGCTTGCGTCGTTCTCCTGTACTGGCCCAAAAGCGCGGTCTACCTCGTCCTCGGTGACGAGTTCTTCTTGAATCAGGCGGAGGAGTGCGGTGCGCCATCCGCGATAGCGTTCATACATAGGCACGTCGAAGTCATCGAACTTCATCAAACTCCACTCCGGACCCTTGGGATATTGCAGATAGGTGATGTACTGCGCGGTGCGTCTGCCATTGCGGTTCACCCATCCGGTGATGCCGATGCGGTCTTTGATAACTACATCGTGTAGCCAGAAACGGGCGCTGTTGCGCGTCCGCTGTACCGGGATGGCTAGGCCGGTCTTGGGGTCGGCGTCCCACACCCACTCAATTGCGGCCTCGATGCTGCAATCCACTCCCGCGTCTTTCAGCTTCTGGAAGACGGCGTGAGGATGCAGGATGTTAACTAGGCGCATCTCTTCGTTCTCGCGTCCCTGCCATCGCTCCTGTCCTTGCCAGCGGTAGGACGCTCGGGCGCGGTAGTTCTCCTCCCATGCCTTCTGTTCGGCCTCGATGAGTTCTTGACTGCTGGTGTCGGTGTAGGGCAAAGGCTCCTTCACTACTGGAGTCGGAAGCTCCTCGTCATAACTACACTCCACTCTTTTTAGATTCGATCTGATTTCCCCGGCTTCTGGCATTTACTTGGCTCCCTGTTGTTTCGGTTCCTTCATTTTTTCTGTCGCTGCACTCTGCAATAGACGCGATGCCAGCAATGGCCCCGCGATGCGCGGCGCGACCTTGTTTTTGGTGGCATAGATAAAGCTCTTGGCATAGTCCGGGTCGGTCATAAGCCGGTCGGTGACATGGTTCAACACTCCGGTTACGGTTCCGGCTGCGGCTGCGCCTCCAAGTAGCGCTGCCGGGCCTCCCACTAAGTGGGTAAGTCCATACGCCAACCCGCCTCCGGCGAGTCCGCCAACACCCCAATGGTGGCGGCGAATGGCGCTGCCGATGGAATCCATGATGTTTTTCGCCGCTACTTTGTTGTCGCCGTTCTCGAAGAGTTGGCCTAGTTCCTTGAGGTCTAGCATGTGATCCTTGCCGATGGTTCTCTCCAGCACTTCGCGGTTGGCTCCTGTGTTATAGAAGTCCTCTAGCTGCTGATTGAAATTCGCGGTCGGCTTAAAGATACGTTGCAATTTGCCGCCTGTCTGCGCGGCCTCGGCGCGTGTGATGCCATTGAATTGCCGTTCCATGAAGTTATTCAGGTTGGAAACTACGATGCCATCCTGATAACCGGCGCGGTGGTATTCCCACTCCTGCGGTGATAGCTCGGTGCGGTGGCGGTCAAAAAAATCCATCTGCTTTTGCTGATTCTCTTGTAGCTGCTGCTGCAATTCATCGAAACTCCCGGTTGGGTTCTGCATTTTTTTCTCTAAGAATTGCTCCTCTTTCCGCAAGGTTCTCCATTCGTCTCCGCCCTTCTCCCAGAACGGGGAATGTGCGTCTTTGAGTAGTTTCCCTGCGGTGGCTAGGCTGTCGGTATTGCGGACGGCGGCAACGGCATCATGCGGGGGAAAGTTGGGTTGACTGGCGGCGTGGTCGTCGTAGCGGCGTAACTGTTCGGATAGGTCGGCGTTAGCATCAACCATTTGCCGATGTTGCCTGACTCCCATTTCATCAACTAGGTCCGGGTCGTTAAGAATGCGGTTGTACCGTGCCTGTTGCGCTCTCGCGCCTTCCACGCTTAACGCCTGTCCATCGCTGGTCAGGATCGCGGGTCTAACCAGATTCCCTTGCTGTGTTCTGATTTCACTAACGGGTGGGGTGCCGCTTAATCTAACTGTCCCGCCTCCTCCAAGTGTCTGCGTTCCCTCTTGAGTGACAACCGGCCTTTGTTGGAATACCGGCTCCTCTACGGTCTTGGGTGGAAGAATCATGCGCTCTGGCACGCGGCCTTGTGCCGCATCAATGCGGCGCTGTGCGGCGTTGCGCGTATCAATCGGCTCCGGCCCCGCATAGGCTCGCTCCGGTGTTGCGGTGGTGGCTCCCGGTCCAATCTCTTGCGCGGTTTGTTCCGCCGTTTGTCCTGGCTCTCGTGTTAGCGTTCCTCCGGGTTCTTCGTATTCGGGATTGGGAACGGTGCGCGTTCCCGTTTGTTCGGTGACTGTCGCCGTGCGCGGCGGCGTTCCCACTTCGCGCGGCGGCGTGGTTTCCACTTCAAACCCTGCGCGACCGGGTAGCATCCGTGCCGGGTCGGTGATCTGTGGCGCTCCTACGGGTCGGGCTGCGTTGGAGCGGTTGAGCGAGTTGGCTACTGCGGTCTTGGCGATATTGCCTGTAGCTTCGTCGGTGGCGGCGCTGGCGGCGTTGGGGCTTCCCGGTGGGTGATAGAGTTCGCCCGTTGCCAGCGTGGGAAACTCGGCTCCTGCGATGGTGCGGGTTCCGGGGCGTAGCTTTTGCAGGGCTTCCCGCGTCTCGCGTATGGCGGTGCCTCCGCCTCCCATCGCTCCGCCGATGACTGCGCCTGTGGTAGCGGCCTCTTTCGCTTGCTCCACATCGCCTCCGGTCTTAACGAGGGTTTGTTGTCCCTGCTCCAATCCGGCGCGTGTTCCTGTCTTCAATGCGTCCAGTCCCACGCGGAAGACTCGCGCTAGCTTGGTGTCGCCTTGCAGGGTCTTGATAAGTTTTCCGGCGCTGGTGAAGCTGTCAGCGATGCCGGGGATTTCTCCCGCTAGTTTTGCCTCTTCCCCTTGGGGTAGAGCCATAAACTCCAGAACCGCCTCCGCAATCGCTCCCTCTTTCTGCGGGGCGTTGGTTAGGTTGGTGTTCTTTCGTAGCCACGTCGCGGCGGTGTTGAATGCCTGTTGCGTCGGTCCTCCGGGGCTGGTCTGAATAGGCAATGTGGGAACACCCGGCCCCGCCACGCCTCCGCTCAGATAGGCGGAGGCTAGATCGGTGAGTCCTGCGGCGGTTTTTTCCCCTTCCTTCACGAAGCCTTTTGCCCCTTCAACGTATGGGTCTACCATCCGGTGAAAGAGCGAGGGTTGCGCTGCTGGCGGCTGGCCTCCGCCTACAACCGTGTCGAATCCCGCTGGTGGTGGCGGCGCGGCGACAACCGTATCAAATCCCGGTGGCGGTGCTGGCGCGTTCTGGTCTGCCATACTCTTAACCTCTTAGCGAATCGGCGGCGGTGCTACGTCAACCCATTGGCCGTTTTGAAGTTGCTTGTAGTTGCCTTTTCCATCTGTTCTTACCTCTACATTTGGCAGTGTGTCCGCAAATTTCTGATTGGCGGCTGGCGGCGGCGCTCCCGTTGGCGTTGCCTGTGTTGTGGTTCCGCCTACTCCCCGGATGCGTTGCTGCACGTCGCCAATCTGCGCCTGATAAGACTGCGTCCGGTTATTCATATCCACGCGTAGCTCATTCATCGAAGCGATGATGGCGGAGATTGGGGCTTTGCCGTCGATAATGTCTTGCAGTTCATGGCGTGCGCTGTCGGTAACGGTCCCGCTTCCGGTGGAAGAGTTGAGTACCTTTGCTGCCTCGGTCTGTACGGTTTGTAGGTCGGTGTTGAATCGGGCCATGGCCTCGGTGCCAATCATCTTGGCGCTAATCTGTCGGGCGGGGATATTGGCAAAGCGGCTACCAAGGTCGGGGATGTCCTTAAGGGTCTGCTGCAACCTGTCCATGTTGCGTAATGCGGTGTTCTCGAATGCCTGAACCTGATTGAAGTTGGTTTGCAGTTTCTCCAGCGACTTGCGGTAGGCGTCGAGGTTGGCTTTATTGGCGGTGATGCCTTCGCCTCCGGCCTGTTTATCCTGTTCGGCGGCTCTTTGCATGATGGCTGCGGTGGTCTGTGGGCTGCGGCTGAATCCTGCTGGTAGAACGCCTGTCTTTCTGTAGTTATCTGCCGCCAAGTTTAGCGCGTCGTCGTTGGCTGGACCGGCTAGTTGATTGGTCATCACTGACCGTCCCGCTGCTGCCTTGCTCATTTCGTTAGCGAGTAGCTTGGTGCCTAGCTTGGTAAAGTTCTCTTTCTCGCTCGGATCGTTGGTCTGTGCGGCCATCCCAAAGGCTTTACCGGAGGTATCAGGAACTTTTTCTACGGCTGCTTTGTTGGTCTTCTCAAAGTTATTAGCGAGGTTGGCAAACTGAATATCAACCGCCTGATTTGCTAGGCGGAGTTGCCCGTTTTTGGTTCCCCGTGCTGCCTTGGTTGTGGTCAGAGTCGGCTTTCCCGTCGTCGGGTCTACGTTGATGACGTGTAGTTGTGCGTCATCTTTCGCTACTGCGGCATCATCGCCGGGGTCGGTGGCAAGGGCGTGTATCTCTACCCCGCCGTCTTTGCTCGGCACAAGTACCGCCTTGAGGCTGTAGTCGGTGTGGGATTTGAAAAAGTCGGGGTTCTGATCTGCCGTTTTCTTCAGGTCATCAAAACTTTTTATAACGCCAAAGTCCTTGGCGTTGGGGCTTCCCGCCATCTCATCGCGATAGCCGTTCAATAGGTCGGCGGATTGTTTGTCGATGTTGGTTTTGAGGTCTTGCGAGGTCAGCGTGGCTTGATAAGCCAACTGATGCAGACGGGCGTTATTGGCGTTGCGGGTCATGCGCTCCTGTTCTACCGTGGCCTCCTGATTGGCTTCATTGAGCCGTTGCTGTGGTTGTTGCAATCCGTACTCTGTCCCTGCGGCGGCGGCTCGGGCTGGTCCTCCCGGCCCTTGTCCTACGGCTAAACCCCTTGCCGCTCCCCCTAGTGCGGCGGCGGCTACGCGGCCCCATTTCTCGCCGCTGGTAGACGGGTCATGGGTGACTTCTACACTGCCATCCGCCTTCTTGGTTACATGCAGGGTGGTATCCCCGCCAAGGATGTTTCCAACCGTGTCCATGACGTGGGCCAGCCATGATTGATGATGCACCCCTGCGACCATCTCCGGGTCTTGGTAGGCGGGGGTGGTCTGGGTGGGAATCATCCCCCCTAAATCGCCTGCCGTTTGGTCGCTAATCGGGGGCTGAGTAGACGCTATGGGGGGTACGGCGTTGGGGGTCAGAGAGGGCGGAATATTGCCGCCCGTTAGGTCCGGTGGGGGGGCATTCGGTGCTAATACATCGGCGGCGGTATCAGGCATAACTTCCCCTTAGAAATGTATCTTTGGAATCCCTGCGGTGGCGGCGGCTCCGCCGATGGAGCCAAGCGCACCAAAGGCGGCGTTCCATGGGCTGTTGCTGGCATTGGCAATGTCGGTTGCTCCCTGCATGGCGGTGCCTCCCGCTGTGTTGGTCAATCCGCCGAACTTGGTAGGGTCTACCAGTCCTGCGGTGGAGCCTAAAACGGTCGCCGCATTTCCCCAATTTTGATAACCCTGCGCATAGTTCGCTTGGGTGATGGAGTTCATGGCCTGTGAGCGTTGCTGTGCGGCTTGGTTGGTGTTCTGCGCGAGGATGTTGGAGGTAATACTGGAAGGCAACAGCGTGTCGCCTCCGCCTCGGGCTGCAAGTATCTGCGCGGTGGCCCGTTGCGCCTGTGCGTAGTTCTGGCCTATGCCTTCGGTGGCTTGGGTGCGGAGGGCGTTTTCCTCTCCCGGCGCGAACCCGGTTTGTGACGGGCCTCGCTGGAGGATGGGGAGAAACGCGCTGGTCAAGGCTCCGATGATCCCCTGAGACTGGCCAAAGACGGTTGAGTATTGATCCGTAAGGGTCTTATAGAATTGGTTCTGTTCGTCGGAGATTTGGGTTTGTTCTTTGGTTGCACCGCACATTTGCCTATCCTCGCCCTTCCTTAGATATTCGTGGGGTTGCGTCCCAAGGCTCTACACGCATCTGATCCGGTGCTAGGGCTAGTCCAATATCCCTCGCCAGTCCCGAAGTCTCCTTGAAGCCCATCCGCCGTTTCGCCATGGCCATCAGTTCGGGGGCGTCGCTCTCGAACAGAAGTTCGCGGAAGTTGTTGGCGCGAAGCTGCGCCTCAATCCACGCCAAACCTTTCAGGAGAGCGATGCGGTTGCGGGTCTTGTCGGCGCTGGTCTCCGCCGTGGCGAACTGCATGGAGAGCCGTACTGCGGTCTGGGTCTTGAAGTAGAAGAGGACTTTGCCCGTCTGGTCTTCTAAAGCCCATGCATCCTCTCCCGGCTGGAGTTTGAGGAAGTAATCGGCATCCATGCGGTCTTGGTGGTAGGGGTCGGCGGCGATCAGGGTATCCAGATAGGCACGATCCTTTTCAGTAACCGGGCGTACTACATAGTTGTCAAAATAGAAGTTGTTGTCGCTTGGGGTTCCTTTAAAGGGAGTATCCGCCTTCAAATTGTCCATCATCATTTTGTCAAGCACATCGCTCATGCTCCGCCTCCTCTCTTGACGGGCAAAGTGCGGTACGTCGGAACCCTAGCTCCGCCGTAAAACTGGAGATTGAAGGCGTCTCCCGTACTCGCCATCAGAGGCATGGAAGCCAACATGCTAGGGTGGCGTCTTGGGCCGGGGTCTTGGGCCGGTCTTTGCGGCTGCAAACTGCCCTGCGTCCGCATCGGCTGATACCCTTCCATGTTGACTCTTGCGGCTTGTCGCGGCATGGCCATTTATTGGCTCCTCTGTTCTGCCCAAACCTGTCCGAAAATAGCGAAGGTATCAAGCTCGTTTGCGGCGTCTTCCGCTGGCCATTCGAGACGCAGTTTCAGGCTCTTGCACCACACTGGTTTCTGGTCTTGTAAAAGACTGTGGCGGTTACTGAAAATGGTCTCGCTCGGGGGCAGGTTCGGGGGGTCTTGCCGGGTGCGCGGAACGGGGAAAAATCGTGCCGAATTTGATCCGGTTTTCTCCTCCGTTTCGTCCAGCATAATGGACACTTGTGTAGGCGTTCCGATGGCCTCGGATTCGAGGGCAATCCACGCCAGTCCTGCCAGTTGCCCGGTGTGCGCCAACACGATATTGCCAAGGTCGGCGAAGGCCGGATAGGTGATGCCGTTGTCGGTGTTGACGCTGGTGTCGCGCATCAGGATTGGCCCATGGGAGAAGCCCGGTGGCCCTATCAAAAGGGTCATCTGGCCGGGGGCGGTTTCCACGCTTTGCACGGCGCTGGTGCCGTTGGTGACGAAGGCTGGAGGGTTCCAGTTCAAGCCATGCTCCGGGGCGCTTGTAGGGGCCATTCTGTACCAGCGTTGGCTATTGGCCACGTAGAGCGCGGTTTCTCCGCTCGGTCCGTTATGGAAGGTCACATAAGCGGTTCGCGGGTCGATAGCGGCGATCTCATCGGCGATAGGAAAACTGGCTTCTACGATTCCCGCGCTCGGGTCCAGCGCGTTAACCATGCGGTGTCCGGTGAGCAGATAGGGGGTTGTCAAAAAGATGGCGAAGGCATCGTAATTGAGCAGTGGCAGGTTTTCGATGTACTTCACCATGTACAACGGATCGGCGTTGGTGCCGCTGCCAAGGATGATGTAGGCGTCGCGGACGGTGAAGACGACGACGCCAAGCGAACTAACCCAAAAACGGGTGATCTTGGATTGCGCGGTGAAGGTGATGTCGAACCCTGCGTTGCCGCTCGATCCGCTCACTATGGCGTCTGGGCCTGACGAGACATACACGACGTTGCCCACGGCGGCGAAGATGCGTCCTACGTGGTACTCCAAGCAGGTTGCGCCAATCGGCAACGGGGTTCCCTCTCCGCCTACCTGCGCCTGAATCTCTATCGTGAGGTCGGAATCAGGATGCGTGTCGGTGTAGGTCCAAGTCGCTCCTGCGCCGGGGTTGGGAATCTCATCGAGCAGAAAGAAGGTGGAGCCTCCCTGCACGGTGCGGTAGAGAACGATGGTGGCTACCTGCGGGTCGCCTGTACCTGCGCCCTGCACGATGACTTCTCCGCCTCTGGCTACGCTGATCGCATCGCTCGGCGGAGACATATTGCTGATGTCTCCCACGCTGTTTTTGTAGGCGTAGCCATACCGCCAAGGGTCGGTAGTGCCGGAGGCGAAGTTGCCGGAGTTGAGCCATGTAATTCCGCCGTCATTGGTGTAAGCTCCCGGCTCGGTTTGCCAGTCGGGAACGGAGGCGAAGCTGCCACTCTTCCCGGCTTGCAGGATGGTTTGCAAATAGCCGTTGGGGTCGAGGATGGTAGCGGTGGAAACGATAGGGCAGGATGCGCCGATGTCGGTAGACCAATAGAGCAGGTTCCCCGCGTTTTTCCAAGTGACTCCGTTATCGTTGATGAGGGTTCCCGTTCCTGCTAACCAATGCGGTTCCAAGGCTCCGCTGGTTCCGGCGTGAATGCACCAAAAAAGTTGTCCAATCATCAGGCCGCTAACCGGGTCCAGCGCTCGGCCTACAATCGGGTCGCCATAGACGTAGTTATGTCCTGTAGTCCAGCCGCTCGGCCCCATGTTTTGCCACATCACGGTATTGTCCGGGGTCGCTCCATAGATAGTTGTATTCCATGGCGAAGGCTCCATGGCTCCGGTGACTCCGAATGTAGTTACTCGCTGAATATTGTTATTGCCGTCCTCGATGGCGAGACCAAAAACATCGTTGGTGCTGTAACAGGTGTCGGCTTGCCATGTGGGGTAGGGGTTGGGCCTCGCGGTCTGGGTGACGGTGGGGGCGTCTACGGGGGCTTGAATGCCCCAATCGCTGACGATCCCGGTTGCGTTGTTGAGTTGCTTATTCTCGACGCCGTTCGTGAAGTACAGGATGTTTCCCACGCCAAGGAAAAAGGTTGGCCCGGAACCCATCGTTTTGGTCCATATCAGGGTCTTGGTATCCGGCCCGGTGGCGTCATAAACGGCGGTCGCGGTATCCGCCATCAGGCGTACCGCTTCATTGGTCAGAGTGAAGGTATTCCAACCGTAGAAGCGCATGATGAGGGGAAAGATTTGCGAGTTGAAGACGGAGAGACCGGGGCGGCGGCGGAGAGTGAGTTTAGAACTAACCTCGGCATTCCGTCCCGCTGCGATGCGGTCTTGCCGTCCACCATAAAACTTCTCGGTAAACAAGTCCGTCGCGGCATCGCGGAGCGGGTTGGTGTTGGTCCAGAATCCCGTCACCATGCGATTGATGTGCAAGGGCGCGTAGTCGCTCGGTGCGCTCTGCGCTCCCTCGATCTGTAGCGGCCCTGCCATTAGGTGGCGCTCCTCGCCTGTACGCCTTGTTGTGTGGTGAGTTGGTTGCGTCCCGCTTCGCCCATCAGAGCCAGCCAGTCTCCGATGAAAATATTGCGTTGGGTTGCCGTGATTCCATCTTGCGCACCTAACAGGTGGCTCACGAATTTTTGTTGAAAGACAAGTTGGCGAACGTCTTTGGTGAGCATCGCCAGCATCGCCAAAAATCCCCAATCGTAGATGTAGCTGAGGTGATCTGGAATCGGCCCCCAGGTCGAGGCCGGGGAAGTCACTTGGTTCGGGGTCTGCTGGTAGAAGCCGTTAAGCAGGTAGCTACGGTCGGGAAGGGAATTGATGCGGAGGGTTATGCTGTCGTCGTCCTGCGCTTGCACGGCTATGCTCTGCGGTCGCATCACTGCACTTTCGGCGGCGAGACTGGAGACGATGGGAAGTTCCTTCACTTCTCCGGTGTCGCTGTTGGTCAGCCATGCTTTTTCGAGGAAGGCGAAACGGGTGGTCTCTACGCCATAGTCCTGCACGATGGCAATGTCGCCAAAGGCGTCCACGGTGGGGATGGTGATTTCAAAGTTGACGCGGTTCCATGCCCATTTGAAGGGTGCGCCTAGCATGGTCTGCTTAACCAGATTGGCGGCGGTGACAGCGGGTTCACCGTTGGAGACGTTGGCTGGTTGATAGCCGATGTACGGCAACGAAAACAACATGCTGGATTGAATGTTGCGCGTCACCATGGCTACCTCCATCCATAGCGGTAGGGGTATGGGCCTTGATCCTGAATGAAGCTCGGAGACTGGATGGCCTGATCTGGGAAGAAGCCTTTCGCTTCGTCCTCTTTGTCGCCCTGCCGGGCGGCGGCGGCTACCGACTCCAGCCATTCCCTTTTCATTAGCGGGTAGCGTGCGAGTACGGCGGGGTTGGTGGAGTAGCGGTGGGTGTAGGCGATAAAGCCGTCGATGAACCATTTGGCGTACTCGTCCGGTATCGGGTCGATGAACTGTCCCAGATTGATGTAGCGCGGCGGCTGTTTCATCTGCGCGAAGATGCGCATCAGCCAAACGTTTCCTCCGGTGGGAGGTCGGGGGAGGAAACGGAAGCCCTGCGCGTTGGGGTCGGCTACGGTCCATTGACAGCTTCCATCGGGAATAACTACACCCGCTGCGGCTCCGGTTGTGCCGCTCGGTGCGCTGGCTCCGGTGGTGCCGTACTGCGTCAATACCAGAATGTTTCCCGCTGCGTCGTAGATGTTCGTCGGCTTGTTATTGTTGGGGGCGGCTTGTCCTACGGGATTGGTGTAGACGACTCCCGGCCCCGGCCACTGCGCATACTCCAGTTGGTGATTGGAATACCAGCACACTTCTCCGGGGAAGCCTCCGATGGAGTTGTCAATCTCGATGTCGCGTACTGCCGTCACCTTCCATGATGGCGGCGGCACTTGCGTGTTGTTGATGTCGATGCGAACACCGTTCTCCAGCCATCCGATGTTGTTAACCGTGAGGCTGGCGTAGTCCTGTTGCAGCGGAGTCAGCACGAAGGCGGGAACCTTGGCCCGGTTCCATTTCCATGGGAACCGCACCGATAGCATCTCCCCCATCACCGTATTGGCGATGGAGAGTGCGGGTTGCGCGGCGTAGCCTCCGGTGGATTTCAATACCGGGGTGAGGTCGCCCATCACGGCAACCTCATCCACGATATCCATCAGCTTTACATTGCTGTTGCCCATCGCGCACCCCTGTAGTTATTACCCTGCGGCTTGGCCCTGTTTGAAGTCCGCTGTAGTGGGACTTTGGGTATATCTGGGGTTCGCGCTTGCGCCTTTCTCCTGCTGCTTTTGCGCGGCCTCGGCCTGTTTCTTGCGTTCGTCGGGGTCGTGCTGTTTGAGTGCGTTGATGGCGGTTTCCATCGACTCCTCGCGCTGTTCGTCGGGGTCTTGGATGATGTTCTGGCCCAACTGCACGCGTTTGATTTGCTCTACCTGAATCGCGTTTAGCTCGTCGTTGGCGGCTTCGTTTTTCTCCGCTTGGTCGAGCAGGTATGCGCGGCGGTCGCGTGCGGCGATCATTTCGGCGGTCTGTCCTACGGTTACTTCCTCGGGGTCGATGCGGCCCTTTTCGATGTCGCCCTTGGGATACTCCGTCGTCTTGCCCTTGTCCTTGGCTTTGTCTTTTGCCTTGTCCTTCTCGTCAACTTTGGGGGTGTCTGCTGTCATGGCGATACTCGCTTTCTTGATAGGTTGTCGGTGAACTGCTTCCCGCATCCGCTTCTTCGGTTTCGGCAATGCGCGAATCGGGATAGGCCGTCGCGGTGGTGGCGGCTTCTTCTTCGGCGGCTTGGGCTTGGTCTTCGGCATGGGGTTAGGCTGCGGGTGCTTCCGCCGTGATCTGCGGCGGTGGGGGTGGCCCAACAACGAAGAGTTGTGTACCGCTCATTTCGTTATCGGTGGGCAGGTTGAGCCAAACTAGATACTCGTCATAGAGGCGCTTGTACTCGGCCTTCTGCGGCGCGGTGGCGGTCCTCGCGTTAAGTGCGGGGTCGGGCGGCTCTACCACCTTCAGGCATCGCTGACAGACGATGATGATTGGCCCATGGCCTAGCTGGTGCTTGATGACGGCGTAGTTATGGTCGTTACCCCGCGCCAGCATCTCCACGCCTTTGCCGCCCTTCTTGTGCCAGCACGCATCTTGCCGCGCTTTGGTCAATTGGCGGTCTCGCGTGATGTCCCGGTCGCGGGTGGCGGCGCGGTGAATCCGCGACTCTTTTGCTTGGCGCATCTGGTGTACTCGTTCCTGCGTCTCCTCTAGCTGTAGCTCCTCTAGCTGTGCTGTGATCTTGGCTCTATCGAGTGGCATATAGCATCCCTCCTTGGCTTGGGTGAGTTGGAGTGGGAGAAGAGGGAGGCAAACCCTCCGCTCCCGGTTGCGCCGACGCAACACGACTCCAGCTTTTTAGGTAATGGCGCTGGCGGCATCGGTGTAGCGGATGCGTTGAACAGGGTCGGGGGGAAGGGTCGCCGTGAACATGGCATTGTAGCTGGCGAATCCTCCAATCATTCTCGACGGATCGTAGCCGGAAGGCTCGGTAATCCGGCGTACCCAAACCTGCAAGTTTCTCCAGTCGCCGTCGCCAATCTGCGTGTTTTCCTTGGCTCCGAAAGACACCCCGATCAGCCCGTCGCGCCCGATGACATAGGTGCGGAATTTGACTGGCGCTGATCCTACCTGCTTAACCAACGTTGATTGATGGAAGCTGGCTCCGCCCCAATCAATCACGGTTACATTGTCGCCATCGGGTGCGGGAAGCTCGCGCAACTTCTCTTGCCCCTCCGCCGATCTTTTTAAAACATCCGTTATGCCGTTGGGTTGGGTGCTAATGAGAATATCTCCAACTATGAACGGATGAATGACTCCGGCAAAACGGCCATTCTCGAAGGGCAAAGCGTTAACCGCAGTCAAGCTCTGCACCATCGAAGTAATGTCCTGCGCGACTAAGTTGGTTCCTAACGGGGTGTGGGCTACCAGCGCATCAACGATGTTGGCTCCGTCGGCGGTGTTCTGGAGGATGAGGTTAACGACTTGCGCCAAACGATAGGCCATCTGCACGCCAAGGGCTTCCAAGGCGGGGTCGATAGCGGTCTGGAGGGCATAGGTCGAGATATTGGCGTAGTCGGCGTAGTTGCCGATGGTCGATGTGTTCTGTACGACGGCGACGGTTAGGCCGGTTTGGATTGTCCCCTCCGGTGCCTGGGTGAGTGGCGGAGCCGGAAGATTGGTGTACATATACAGGACCAGTTTGTTACCGGAATGCTCATCAATAGCGCGGCGCGATGTGCATCTGAGCCATGGCGTCTCAGCTTTTAAGTTCTCGATGAACACTTTGTCGAAAGAGGTCACTACCGATTGCGGTAGGTTGGTGGTCAAGTTGGAAGCTGGCGAGACGCCAACCGCTAACGCTCCGTTGACGCGGAATTGCGCAACGCTATGGGTCCACACAAAGAGTTGTCCGCCGATGGCGGCGGCAAACTCGATGAACGGAATAACTACATTCTTGGCAAACTTCCTGCCGCGCTCGGCGGCTTTCGATAGGTCTTGCATGTGACTATCCCCCTCGTGGGAAGTCACGCGCCTAATGCATCAACCGCTCGTCGGAAGGCCGGGTCTCGCAATCGTTCCTGATACTCCGCCCTTGACATGCGTTCGATGTCTGCGCGTGTCACCTTCTTTGGCGTAGGCGGCGGGGGTGCGGTAGCCGATGCGTCACTGCTCCTGATCCCTGTCGATACGCTGCGCTGTCTGCTCGTAGGAGAGGGAGGATTAGGCTCCGGCGAAGGTTGGGCTTCGCTCATCTGTCCGTTTGGTTTTGGCCCATCGGTTGGCTCGGTCGGCCATGCGATCAATTCGCCTTGGTCGGAGAGCGTTTGGTAAATCAGAGTGAGGTTATTGCGGGTGAGGTCTAGCTGGTTTTCTTTCAATGCCGCAAACAGTTTGTCGCGGTTTTGTTGGACGGGGTAGTAATCCGGGGTGGCTTGGACGAACGCTACCGCTTCGTCTTTGTAATACTGGTCGCGCTGCTCGGCGGACAGATTGCCAACGGTTGTACTGAGCACACGCGGATGAGTGCCGCCTACGTTGGTGACGATTTCCGTCACTGCCTCTACAACTTTGTCGGGGTCGGTAATGTCCGTCGATAGGCGGAGTTTGTCGGCGCTGGTTAGCTCTTTCGTTTCGGCGGTTTGAAACGGTTGGGGAATCCTCGCACGGTCGGGCCTTCGTAGACGACTGATTTCACGATTGGCGTTGGCCTGAGACTGCAAGAGTGCATCCGCAACTTCCTTGTGGGTTTTGCCTTTGAAGGTGGAGATTCGCGCCCCTGCTGCGTTTTCGATGACGGCTATGTAGTCGCCGTTTTCATCGGGTTCGCCATTGTTCATCCATTCGTATTTCATCACTGCTCTCCTCGTTAATAGTTATTCCTCGATGACCATAGAGCGGGTCGGGTCAAGTATGTTCTCGAACAGGCGCTCCTCTTCGGTTGCCTCCGGCATCGAGGATTGTTGGGTGATGCTAGTCAGATAGAGGGAGATTTCGTTATCAACTTTCTGTTGCAGGTGCATGAAGATTTGCCATGCTGCTTTGGCCATTTTGTGGTTGGCTAATACCTCGGCCTCTTGCGCGGCGTCGGTGTTGATGAGTTGGGTTTCGATTTCAATACAACACATTTCCATCACGTCTAGCAGGTCCGGCCATCCCTCATCGTTGCGTATCCGATACAGGCGTCCGCGTGCCTCCGGGGTGAGGTTGGCCGTCACTCCAAAGCGGCGCTGGCTGCGGTAGCGTCCGCGGATTTCAAAACTGCCCATCATGCGATGGCCTCTTTCTCTTCGCTGGCGTCATACTTTCCATCGCTCGGCTCCGTTAGGCGGTTGTCGTGAACGTAGACGGTGGCGTAGTACAACTCGTGATCCTCTCGCGGGTGACAGGGGCAATGCGGTCCTAGCCTGTGGCCGGATGCAAGCTGTCCTCCGCGTTTGCAGGGGGCTACGTCGATCTGTGCATCTCTGCGGAAGACTCCCCATCGCTTGTCTGCTGAGAATCGCTGGCGCTGGTGTTCCATTTACCCTCCCGGTGATGAGCCGAAAAACTGGCTGGCTTGCAGTTGGCGCTCGTCGGCGGTGCGTTGGGCAAAGCTGGCGGCGCGTTCGAGTGGGGATTCGACTAACGTTTTATGGGTGGTGTCTACGCTCTTGGTGGCGATGCGACCGGCAATTTTCTTGTCTTCTAACTCCATATCGTTTTGGTGTTTCTGGTTAAGCGCGGCGGCGTCGGCTTGGGCTTTGATGGCTCCGGGGTTCTGCTGCATCATGTTCTGCATTTCCTGTGGGGTCATGGGTACAACAAGGTCGGCGCGGTTCTTCCACTCCGACATATCCAGCACCATCTTTACCAGTTCCATCACGTTCACTTTGTAACCAACCTGTGACAGTTGCTGGATGAGTGCCTGATTGCCGAAAACTTCCAAGAGGAAGGGAAGGGCTTGCGCCATGCGGTTCCGCGCTGCCAGCTTCGTTCCCGCCAACGTCTCAAACTTAACGTTGGTGGTCATAAAGTCGCCAAAGTCGGTTACAAGGTCTTTGCTGCGCTCTCCAATGCGGTCGCGGATTTCCTGTATCGGCATCCGCTCCTTCACCATCTGAAACAAAAAATTCAAAAAAGGTAAAAACACCCCGTCGATGAAGCGCTCAACCGGGCTTTGCAGACGACCGGAGGAAGCGGCTTGGAGCATTCCCGCGCCTGTGCCGGAATGCCCCACACTACTGCCGCGACCGGGGAGAACGCCTTGCACCGTAGCTTGATCGGCTCCGGTTGCGCCTTCGCTCGATCCCACCACGGCTTGAATCGCTCTCCAGCCATCGGGGGGAACCTGCGGTTGCGGTACAAGAGAAATTGCTTTGGTGGCGTCGTTGCCGTCCACCATGCGGATGCCGCCTAGCCTTCGCCGCTGGTCCTGAGTCGGCACATTGGCCCCTCGTGCTATGGCGTACTCGGGTTGTACCGCGAAGGCTAGGATGTCGAGAATTGCGTTAATCATCCCCTGCTCTACGCGTTGATCTGCGCCGGAGATGCGGCCTACTCCCATGCCATAGCCGGAGTTGTCGATGTCCCAATAGTTGGCGCTGAGGTAGGGCTTGTCGGGGAGTTTGTGTTTGCTGTTGCGGATGACGCATTTCTGTTGCAGCACTACGCGTACCTGGGTCTTGTCCCACCATTCCAGAACCTGCATTGGTTTTAGTAACGGGTCTTCGGTCCAGTCGGTGTCCTCTCGGGCGGCGTGATGCACGCTGGTGTTGGCGTTCATGGATTCTTCCGCGCCTTCGATGGGTTCCGTTTGCTCCTCATCCGACATAAAGATGTGCCGGAGAATGTCATCGCTCGGGATGTCGTAGTCGGGGTTCTCGCGGAGTTTGGTGAGGTCATCGTAGTTGAGGTAGTTGCGGTGAACGATGAACTTTGCCTTCCATAGCTGGTTAGGGTTTCGCCATTTCGGATCAATGAAGACTTCCCCTAGCTCGCACTTCTCGAAGGTCGGGCGGTTGCGCGTCACCAATTCGTCTACGGCTTCAAATTCGTCGCTCTCCTCGGTAAACACCGTCATTGGCTTGCCTATCGGCATCGGCACTTGTGGCGGGGCTTTCTTTCTCCGGTAGTGGGTCTCCATCTTGGTTTCGGTTTCCCATCCGATTTTGTAAATGACGGTGCCGGAGTTCACCATCCCCTGAATCCCATAACTACACTCTTGTTTAAAATTGATTTCGTCTAGCAGTTCGGATACAAGGTCGGTCCATGCTCGGGTTGTGTCCTGACTGGTGGAGGGGCGGGGCCGTACAAGGAATGGGGTAGTGTCCGAAAAAATGGCCCCTGTGATCGCAGGGGCTAGGGAATTGGTCTGTTTGGCAACCGTAAATCGTGAAACGTTCGAGCGGGTAACGCTGGACCCTTCAAAAACGCTCGCGGTGCGCGGCGATTGATACAGGATGTCGCTCTCGGTCCATTGCAGCGGCCAGCGGCGGTCATTCTGCCAAGCGCTGGCGCGTTCGTAGTCCTGTACGACGATGCTGATTACCGCTTCGTCGGTGTACCTCGGGGGGATGGTCGGATCGGCGGAGGTCTTCACGTCTCCCGGTAATACCGGCGCGTGCGGATTACTTTTCATCTCCAGAACGGAAGATGCAGCCATACCTTCACCCTTAAACCGTTTGTTCTCTTGGAACGGGTTACGGGTCGGTAACTCTTGCTATTCCGGCCACTTCCGTTAGTTAAATGGCAGTCCCTTGGGGGGAGTGCGTTTTCTCAGACTGGAAGATGACAGCAGTGTGAATCAATTCGGGGATACTAAACCCTTTCTTTGGTCTACTGCAACTTCCACAAACTACTAGCGAAAACTAGGCGAAACCGGCGGTTTATTCAAGGCCCGGAATCATAACCTCTAACCCTTGTTCCGTATACGCGTGTTCCTCAAAGCTGGTGAGCGGTTCGGTCTCCTCCGGCTCCGGCTCGGGCGGGGAGTACACCCCGCGCCCATAGATCAAGTTGTAGTGATCGCGCTCGCGCATCATCTCCCAGGCTAGGTCTTCCTCATCGAGCTCTTCCGCTGCCACGCTTACCGGAAGGTGATCGGCCACGCGGGAGATGACATCGGGTAGTCCGTCGTCCGGGGTCATGCCGTATTGCACAAAGCCTTCAATCAACGGCTTGGTCTTCAGGGCATCGGAAAAGAAAATTCTCGAGGTCGCCAGCAACGGCTCTAGGTGGCGGATGCGGGTGTCGCGCTCGGCGCCGTCGGCCTGAAACTCTGTCCATGTGACGGTGATGTGCCATCCCGTTGTCAAACTGTAGTTATTGATCGCGGGTTGCATCAATCGCGCTCCCGGCGACTCCTCGATGGAGATGTTATGCAAACCATTGCGCCGCGCTGTATCGTGGATGATTTTGGCGAGTGCCGATGGCTTGTAGTGGCCTTGCAAAGTCTCCGCGATATACATGCGATTCCGGTGCATAATGCCTACCGCGCCGGAGGTCGTAAGCCAGTTGATCGAGCGGCAGGGTAGCCGGAAGTGGAGGAAGCGCTGGCCTTCCATGGGAACGTCGGCCTCCTCCACTATCGCCGCTAGCATCGCTGCCTCGGTGAAAACCAACTCGGCGGCTCCGTAGCTGTCGAGCATGTACTGGCTCATAAAAAATTCGTAGTCGGCTGCATATTCCTCGCTCAAAAACTCGTAGCTGAGGATGGCGGGAAACAGCAGTTCCATTTCATGCAGCGGGGGGAATCCGTTGGGGTCTAGGCGCTCGCCGTTGCGCAGGCGGAGGGCGGGTTTGAAGACGCGGTGGTAGCTGCCCGGTTTCGCGGTCAGAACCTCATCGCTGAAGGTGTCACCCAAACCATAGGGCGTCCCAATCTTAATCTCAAAGCCTGTGGGTTTGAGAATTTTGCGGGTGAGTTTATATGCCTTGGTGACGGCTACCCGTCCCTCAAACTTGCGCGAATTGCGGTTGGTGTTGATGTCGTCATAGATCAACACGTCGGGGTGCCATCCGGTCACGTTGGAGTCAATCGAATTGGCCCATATCAGCGGCTCAATAATTTTTGGGTCATGCTGGCGAAGCTGACAAGTGAACTGGCCCGGAATCTTCGACGGTCGCGGCACGCAGAGTTCGGGAAAGAGGGATTGGAACAGGGTTCGCGGTCGGTGCGAAGGGTTAACGAAGAAGCTGGCAACCTGATCCACGAAGGCGAAGGCGAGTTCTTTACCTCCGCTCATGATTAGGATGGCGATGGTCATGTGGTAATGCAGGATGAGTTGCACGCAATAGGCGTTGTCGAGTGTGGTCTTGTAGGTGTTGCGCGGATAGAGCAGGGTCCGCCTCCGCTTGCGTCCGATGTGAAGCTCGGCTACCGTCTGCGCCGGGTCAATCTCGGGGAAAAACTGGATGGCGTCATGGTGAACGGCTTCGTCTATCAGGCAGTATCCCAACACGTAACAGAGCGCGAGCAGGTTGGTCTTGCAGCATCGCCTCCCATCCCCTTTGACGGTCTCATCGTGCAAGACCCTATCCGTTAGCTCCGTCCGCCATGCTTGGTTGTCGCCGCGCTCGGCGGACGGATCACGTAGCCTTCGCCAATTGAAATGCTGTGTCACTTCTTCTTCTTGTCTACTGGCATAACTTCGGCGGGGGTGATGGTTCCGGCAACCGCTTCTCCGCCGACTACGGTCAAATCGAAGAGGGTAATGATTTCTCTTATACCCTCGCCAAGGTCGGCGTCGGCGGTGGCGCTGATTTGGGCGTTGCCAAGGTTAGCGCCGGGTACAACAAGCGCATTCATGGCTTGGTTTTCTGGCTTGGCGGTCACGGTGCAAATGTTGTCGTCTGAGGATGCCCATTGCACATCGCCGTCAACCGTGGCGGGATTGCCCTTCGCATCCACGTAGGCAATGTTTACGGCGACTTCTTTATCGTTGGGAAGTTTGTAGGCCATGGGTGCCATTCCTTTCACGGTGATGCCGTCAATGGTGGATGTAACCCAAACTCCCGCTTGCGACGGCGCGGCGGGTGGGTCGAAGGTGAGGTGTAGCGGCGAGTCAAAGCTGAGACTGACCTTGAGCGGTCGGCGTTGAAACCACATCACGCCGCCTCCGGCTCGTCGGGTTCGACTGGTCCCATGTGCTGGCCGACGTGCGCGGCAAGCTCGGCGGGGTTGGCCACGTTGTACTCGGCCTCGGCGCTCTGCCCGTCCTGGGGGGGCTGGCCCTTGCTATCGCGGAGTTCGTGTTTGGCGATATACCCGTTGGCGGTGCGGCGGAGATGCATACCATGGGTGTGGAGTTTCTTGCCCTTGCTGCTGAGAACCTTGGCGGCGCTGTCGGCTTCCATCGCTCTACCTCTTTTTCTTTCTGGCTTTTTTGCGGGGTACGCCACTTTGCCGAAGTCCCACAGCTATCGCTTGGCGTAAGGCGCGTTTGCGGCCTTTTTTTGCGGCCGTTTTTTTGAAAGTCTTACCCTTCGTAAATTCGCGGATGTTGCGGCCTACGTTTTTCTTTCCTCTAAGTCCCGGCATATCCCGGCCTCCCGGCGACGAGTACCCAGACCACCCATACGAAGGTGACAGCGTAGACGGCGATTTTGACGGGGATGCGTACCCGTTCGTTAAGAACTAGGTCGATGAGCGGAACCGTGACGTAGGCGACTAGCAGGATGACAACGATTAGCAGCATGACGCGCCTCCGGGTGCACCCGGACGCGCCCTAGATGCGCCGGAGTGCTTGACGGTTGATGACGGTGGTAAAGCCGTCCTCAAACTTGATCTGCGCTGTCTTGGCGGATTGGCGGGTAATCTTCACCCGCTGCCCCTTGCGCCCTAGTCGATCCCAGACGAGAACATAGGGGAAGGGGGTTGGCGGCTCTGCGGTCTGGGGATTAGGCCCAAGCCGTTTCATCGCGGTTTTGAGCATACCATCGAACTGTTTCTCTTCACTAGTGCGGTCTTTTTTCTTCAAACTCTTCCTCCACCCGTCGAACCGTGTGCACCTTCACCAAACGCTTGCTGAACTTCAGTTGCGTCATCAGCGCTCGCGCCTCTTCTTCCTGCATGGGCATGAACGGCGACACCCAACCTCCGCCAGAACGGGAGACTATCTCAACCTCCCAATGGATACTCATTGCTTTCCCCATCGAATCGTCTCTCCCCAACACTCCTCTAGTTCCTCCTCCGATAACAGTCTGTCAATGTACTTTGCAGGGGGGTTCTTTAGCGTTGGGATTGGAAGCCCACGAATTTCCCCCCCCGGATTGATGCCAAGGTCTCGCGCTCGCTGACAAGCGTGTACAAAGCCAAAGGCGCGAACGATGACGCCTCCCAGAAACCCGCTCGGGCTGGCACAGGAGAGATACCAAAGGGAGGTCGCGCCCTTGGTCTGCTGGCGCTCCTCTTCAATCAGGTCGCGGTTACGCTTGCGTAACTCCTCTATCGTCAGATGGGGATGGGTCATCGCTGGTCTCGATTGTGGGTTTGGATTTGGGGCCGCGTCTCTTGGGCGGGTTGGCTCTACGATACTCCCGCTCCGCAAGCTCCTCCGGGGAGAGGTCGGCGTCGGGCGGCGGGTTCTTCTCCTCCCATCGTCTCCAGCGCTGGTAGCGGCTGCGCTCGGCCATGGACGCGGGGCGGCGGCAATAGCGGCACTCCCGCGCATCCTGTTTGCTGCGCCTCCAGTTTTTGCGGGTGTCGCTGCATTCCTTGCTACAGGTGATGGCGTGCTTGGGCCGGTCGTTGGGAATAACTGCACCGCACATCACGCAATGGGGAATGATGCCGGAAAAGTGATCTGCTCTCATTGGTCCTTCTTTCTGGCTACGGTGTATTCGGTGCGGGGTTTGTCGCGCTGGTCGCGGATGACATCGCAGACGCAATGCGCGTAGGCGTCGGAGTGGATGACTCCGGCGCTTATAAGTGCGTCGATTCCCACCTTATGAAAGTTGTCTTCGTCTCCGCGTTGGCCTCGGCCAAGCACGACCACCATCCGCACGTCATAGGCGGTTTTTTTCTTGAGGGCATCGGGCGGGGCGACGGTGCGGCCTCGGGCGAAGACAGCAACGGCCTCTTTGTACGCCTTGGCCTCGGGTGTGACCTTGAAGCCCCGGCGCGTTTTGCCATAGAGGTCGCGGAAGACACAAGGCACTCTGTAGTGATTCCCGCTCGGCGGGATGAGGTAGGGAACGGTGAACGTAACTACATCTTCCATTTCGGGGGTTGACATAACTACACTCTAACATCTACAACCTTGATTATGGCAATTAAACGTGAAGCAAAAGAAATCCGAATCAATAGCTACACCAAGGGGGTAGGGCGGCGCTCTAAGCGCCGTACCGGGGTGGTCGTCCAATCCATCCGGCTCTTGGCTGCGGACAACACGAACTTGCACAATGCGGCGAAGGCGGAAGGCATCTCCTTCAACGGTTGGGCAACCAAAACCCTCACGCGGGAAGCTGCAAAGGTTCTCAAGCGGAAAGAGGTGGCAAAACAGAAACAGGTAACGGAATGAAGACGTGTCCGAAATGCGGAGGATGGATGACACTGGGCGCTTCCCACTGCCGCGCAGGTTCGCAATGGGAGTGTCATAACTGCGGCTACATCGAACAGCACACGGAGGAATAACTTGGCGAAAACAACAGTACCGGCTAGGGACGCTCGCCCTTCGAGCAACAACAACGCAACATTACATCCGCAACCGAAAGACCCTCGGCATGAGATTTTTTATCTGCTTGGGGTGCTGAGAGGTTCCGGCGTAGAAAACGCTGTGCGGCTTGCAGAACTGGTCAACGAACTGTTAGTACCTGCGGCTCCGGCTGCGGAAAGTGCAGGGGAGTGATGGCGACACTGTTACGCGCTGACGGCACGGCGGAGGTCTTGCAACCGCCGAACGGAGTCAATTGGAGCCTTCAGGAATTGCAAACACTGGTCGGCGGCTACATCGAAATTGCGATGACGCTTGACGGCAGGTGGATGGTACTCGATGACGAAGGCAAGTTAAAGCGGAAGCCGTTGAATGCGGCGGCAACCCGCGTCTACAAGTATGGTCGCCGTGATCCGGTAGTCGGCGATGCGCTGGTGGTCGATACATGGCTCGAAGTGAACGGGCCGGGGGAGGGCGAGGCGGAGGGATAGCCAAAAAAGAAGATACCGGCCCGATAATAACTACACACTTTAAGGAGAGGAATCACAATGATGAATCGCAGAACTTTTCTTTCTTGTTCGCTGGCGACTACAGCTACCGCTGCCGCCTTCACTTTCACCCCTCAACCCGCTGTCGCACAAAGCACTGCCGTAGCTCCACAGTGGGATCCCACGTATTGGTATTGGTGGGTTAGTTGGGTTGACTGGCAAGACTCGATGTATCCCCCCGAAGAAGAGATTTATTTGGGAGGGAGGGACCGTGGCGGCGACTATCTTACCGACTGGCCGAATCCTGATGATGAGACCAACTACACTTTTTTTACGGAGGCTCTTCTTCGGGCGAACATCGCGAATCACTTTGCCAGTGGCGGCGCTGCCCCCAGTTTCAACACTTGCAAATTCCTTGATGCGATTGGTATTTACAGCTTAGGGCAACTGAGGGCTTGGCTGATCGCAAACCCCGAAGTGCTGGAAGAGGTCGCTTTTATCATGGATGTTGCCCCTGCCGCTGTGCTGATAATGGGGGTGCTTCTGGTCATCGCGTTAATTGCAATCGCTGCCTACTGCTAGGGAAGGGAGGATGTTTATGGAGAAAGTATTAAAAGCCTTTCCTGAAAAAAACTGGTCTGTCGTTCAGGGCGGTTTGCTTGTTGTGGTGGGATTGTTTATGGCTTGGCTGCTATGGCAATCTCATTGGAATCTGAACAACTTAATCATGCTGATTATCCCCGCGTCCTTCTGTTTCGGCTCCTATAGATGGGCGCGGCGAAGTACAGCTAAAGCAACTACGGATCGTGAGCGAATTGAAGCCAATGAGCCATTTATAGCGACGGCACTAGCGGTAATTTCCGTTCTAGCTCTTTGCATCTCAATCCTCCGGTCGTTACACTGCGGTTGAAAGGGCCATCTCTGATGTTCAATCCGTTCATTCGGGATGGCTATACCGGGCAGGTGCCTTTGTGCACCTGCCCGGTTTGTTTTCAAAAGCTGGATTCTGTCACCAACCTGACCTCGCGGGATAGGCCGGTGGTTGGCGATTTTTCGGTGTGCATCGGTTGTCTTACGGTGTTGAAGTTCGGGCCGGGTCTGAGGTTGGAAAAAAGTTCGCTGCTGGAGGTTCCCACGCATCTCCGCGCTGCGGTCGCCAAGGTGATCCGGGTCGCGGAAACGATGCCAGGACGACCTTGGAAAAAAAAATAAGTTCCTATGCTCTCAACACTTAAAGTTGAACCTTAATCGTTAACCCTTTAATCTTAGACACTTGCATAGAAAGGCCGGGTCTGCGTATAGTCTCGAATTGTCATCGGGCGGCGGCGCTGTTCGAGACTTTGAGGCTAAACGTCGGTTCGCTACCGGCGCAGTGGTCGGGGGAGTCTGATACCTCCCCCGGTCAGCCCCATGTATCAGTAGGGGAGTGCCAATGCTGCATGACGTTCTACATCACGCGAAAATTTTGGAAGTTGGGAGAGGTTTTTCCCTGTCTGTGTCTTCAAGCGGCTGTGAGTTCTCTGTGCGGCATGTAAATCCCACAGTTCCCTCTAGTCGCTTCAACCTGCAAACGTAGAGAAGGGCCGGGGTGAACACCCGGCCCCGCTCGAATTACTTTTGATTCCCCGACAAAACATCTATGCGCTTCCCATAGCGCATGGTGCAGGTGTTTTGTTGCCCCCGGTCAAAGGAGCAGTTATGCAAACGCTACCAAACACATTCCTCTCTGTCAACTCTTCAAATTGTGAATCCTCGGATACCCGGCTGGCTCGTCCCGGTTTCCTGTTTACGCCAATGCCTCAGAATATCGAGGATGCAGTAACACCCATTGAGCAACGGGTGTTAGGCGTTCTTATTAGCTTCGCGCAGCGCGGGATACTCGGTCCTTCTCTAGCTCTGCTGGCGGCGCTGGCGCGGCGCTCGATTCGCACCGTACAGCGGGTACTGCGGAGTCTTGAGAAGAAGGGTCTCCTTGAGACCATAGCGCGGCGCATAAGCGCCAACCGAAACGATACTAACCTCTATAAACTCATTGGCTTAGGGTTCAAAAGGGGGGTGGGTGACAAAACCTCCGCTGTTATCAGAGAAAAGGCTTTAAAAACCACTACACCCGCGCTGAAGCGCGGTCTCGAAAAGTCAGTTGAGGCGCTTACTTCGGAACTGCGCCGGGTTAGAGACGTGGCGGATCATTGGCGGAAGCAGTTTGAATACGCGGAGGCGGGGAATTTGTGGGCGAAGCATAAGGAATGGCGGACGGGGAAGCGTGCTGTGGCGGAAAAGCTGGCGGTGGAGGCCGCAATTGGCGTGTATCGTGGCCCGGTAACGGAGGAGAGCCCTGAAGATGTGGCGTGGCGGGAAGAGTATCGTAGAAAGAATGGTTTAGGTTAGAAAGTTGGTTGCGATGGGACAAAAGGCAAGGTTGAAGGGTGCGCGGAGGTTGAGGCGGTCTGCGGAAGCGAAACCGGACGCTAAAAGGGTGCGGAATGAGACGATTTCCGATGTGTTGGGTTACGATCTGAGTAGTTGTAAAACGGATGCTGATTTTAGAAAGGCGGCGCGTGATTTGGTGCGGTTGCGGCCTGAACTGGCGGGGAACCATGGACAATCTTAGCGAAATTCACTACCGGGCGGTCTGGGCTGAGATTCAAGGTCGGTTTTTCTCGTCGGAGGAGGCGGAGAAGCTGAAAGAGGACGTTGACCGGCACACCGTTACTGACCCGGAGGTAAGAAAGATGGCGGCGCAGACGTGGGAGCGGAAATGAAAGACAGGATCGGCAACGTTTTGGCGGCTGGCGACAAAGTTCTGGTCGATCTGGGTACGTCGAACATCTGCGGGTTTGTTTCCGGCCTTGAGGAGCCGGGTCTGGTGACGGTGCGGATGGGCAATGAGGCGGAGATAAAGCCGGGGCGGATTTTGGTAGCCTGTGTGATCGCGTTGCCGGTCGATGCTATCCAAAACGCGGTGGCGGGTGTCATAAAGGTGTACGACCCGGACAAGAAAGGCACTCAGACGCTCTTAGAGATGACGAAAGATAGGCAAGGGCCGCAACGGGAGAATTGAAGGCGTGCAGGGCATTGGGGCGCGATGCCACAAATAATTATCTAGGGTAGAAATGGAAGGGTTTACCCCCGATTAGAGAGAGCCAGCAAGAAAACAAGGAAAAAAGAAAGTAAAGAAGTGTTGCAAAAGTAGATGGAGGTATGCTAAGAAGTAGAGCTATGCCCGATGGAACAGACAACTTTTTCAATAAATAACTTTTTCTGGTTCGTTCCTCGCCAAAAAAGTTATTTATTGAAAAAGTTGTCTGTTCCATCGGGCAT